CGAGGGATTCCGGTGGCTGACCTTCATCCCGATGTTCTGCGTGCCCGTGTGGGAACGCTTTCTCACCGTGGCCTACGCCGCCGGCGCGATCCCGGAGCCCGGCCCGCTCCGCGCGGAATGGACGCCGCCCGGCTTCGGCAGCGTCGATCCCTACAAAGACTCGGTCGCGACGCTCAACCGCATCCGCGCCGGCACGCTCACTCTGCGCCAGGCGATCGCCGAGCAGGGTTACGACCCGGACGCGCAACTCGAACAGATTGCCGAGATCAACCAGATGCTGGATGACCGCGGCATCGTGCTCGACTGCGACCCGCGCCGCGTGACGCAAAGCGGTGCGCAACAGAAGGACAAGGAGTTGACGCAATGATTGAACCCCAGACTACGGCCCCAACCCGAGAGCGACTGGAGGTGCAGTTCGAAGCGCTTTCGCCTTCCTCGCGGGAGGACCGCACCGCCACGCTGACCTGGTACACCGGAGCGGCAGTGCGCCGCTACGACGGTCGTGGCCCCTTCGAGATGCGCTTCTCTATGGAGACCGGCGCGGTCCGCATGGGGCGGCTGGCGAGCGGCTCGGCGCCGCTGCTGAACTCGCACCGCGACTTCACGGTCGGCGATGTCATCGGCGTGATCACCAAGGCATGGGTCGAGAACGGTCTGGGCAAGGCCAGCGTTCGGTTCTCGAAGCGCGCCGACGTCGATCCGGTCTGGCAGGACGTCCAGGACGGCATCCTGCGCAACGCCTCCATGGGCGTAGCCATTCACGCCGTGGAGGACGCGACGCCACAAGGTGCGGCGCTGCGCCAGGTGCTGGTGACCGACTGGGAACCGGAGGAAGTATCGCTCGTCCCCATCGGGGCGGACCCGGGCGCCGGATTCAGATTTCAACGGGCAACTGGCCCACAGGAGCAGAAGATGGAAGACGCCATCACCGAAACGGGCGAACAGGCTCGTGTCGAAATCAACGTGGATGCCGAGCGCCAGGCCGCCGCACTGGCTGAGCGCACGCGCATTCACGAAATCGGGAAACTCGGCCGCGCAGTCAACCTCGACGGTAATCTCGTTTCGCAACACGTCGAGGCGGGCACCTCGGTCGAAGACTTCCGTAAACTCGCGCTGGACGAGCTCGCGAAACGTAGCGAAGCGGCGCCGATCCGCAGCGCTGCCGCATCCGTGACCCGCGATGAAGCCGACACGTGGCGCACCGGAATCATGGCGGCGCTGTTGCACCGCTACGATCCGGCGGTCTTCCCCTTGAAGGACGAAGTGGGCCGCGACTGGGCCGGGCAAACCCTGCTCGACCTGGCGAGGGAGTGCCTGGAGGCCACCGGCACCCGCACGCGCCGGCTGCCGCGCCACGAGGTCGCCAAGCTCGCGCTCTCGACCTCGGATTTCCCCAACATCCTGGCCGACGTCGCCAACAAGACCCTGCGGCAAGCCTACGAGGCTTACCCGCGCACGTTCCTGCCGTTCTCGCGGCGCCGGTCGGCAGTGGACTTCAAGAACATCAACGCCGTGCAGTTGGGCGAAGCGCCGTCGCTTCAGAAGGTGAACGAGAAGGGCGAATTCACCCATGGCTCCATCGCCGAATCGAAGGAGACGTACAAGCTGGCCACCTATGGCCGGATCGTCTCGATCACGCGCCAGGTGATCATCAACGACGATCTGAGCGCGTTCACTCGCATCCCTGCGGGCTTCGGTGTCGCCGCTGCGACGCTCGAAAGCGACACCGTGTGGGGCATCATCACCGGCAACCCCAACATGGGCGACGGCGTGGCGTTGTTCCACGCCACTCACACCAACCTGAACTCGGGCGGCGGCAGCGCCCTTGCCTTGGCCGGACTCGGCACCGGCATGGCGGCCATGGCCAAGCAGAAGGGTCTCGACGGCGTCACGGTGCTGAATGTCCAACCGCGTTATCTGGCCGTGCCGGTGGCGCTGCAGTTGACGGCGTTCCAGTTGGTGGCAGCGAACCTCGCGCCGGCGCAGTCGGCCAACGTGGTGCCGGACTACATCCGGGCGCTGACGCCGATTGCGGAACCACGCCTCGACGCCTCGAGCGCCACGGCGTGGTACCTGTTCGCCTCGCCCGATCAGATCGACACGGTCGAGTACGCCTACCTTGAAGGCCAGGACGGTGTGTACATCGAGACGCGCCAGGGCTTCGATGTGGACGGGGTCGAGATCAAGGCACGCCTGGATTTCGGGGCCAAAGCCATCGACTGGCGCGGGATGCAGAAGAACGCCGGAGCGTAAGGAGAACGGAAATGAAGAACTACGTGCAGAAGGGCGAATCTCTCACGCTCACCGCGCCGTATGCGGTGAGTTCGGGCGGAGGCGCGCTGGTCGGCTCGATTTTTGGCGTGGCCGCCGCGGACTACGCGAGCGGCGCTGAAGGTGAATTCCAGGCGCAGGGAGTCTTTGACCTGACGCGGGAGACCGGCGGCAGCACGGCCTGGTCGGCCGGTGATCTCATCTACTGGGACAACACCAACAAGCGCACGACCAAGACCGCGACCAGCAACAAGTTGGTCGGCGTTGCGGCGAGGGCAACGGCCGACGGAGACGCCACGGGCCGCGTGCGGCTGAACGGGGCGTTTATCTCCTGATGGCTTTCGCGGATCAGGTGAGCCGGATGGACGAGGCCTGCCTGCGGGTCTTCGGGCGAGATGTCGTCTATCTCCCCGAGGGTGGCGGGCAGGCCACCGTCCGTGCGGTGTTTCAGGCGGTACGCGAAGCCGAGGATGCCTCGCCGGGCGTCTATGCCGTGCTGTTTGTCCGGCTGGCAGACCTACCGGCGCCACCCACGCGCGGTGACGAGGTCGAGATCGCAGGCACACGCTACAAGGTCTTCGACATCGAGGCCGACGCCGAGGGGGCCGCCGTGCTGCGGCTGCGCCAGGCGGGCTGAGACTTCCGCCAGGTTTGGCGGAAGTTCCCAGGTTTCAACCATGCCAAGCGTCCGCGTCTACCAGAAGAAGCAACTGCGGCTCGACCTGCTCAACTTCCGCCAGCGGCAGATGTACGAGCTGGGCGGTACCGGTGTCACGGCGGTGAAGGCGCGCCTGGGTGCGGCGCAGGGTCCGGAGGACAGTGCTGCCAAGCCGCTCACCAAGCGCTACGCAATCTGGAAGACGCGGAAAGGTAAGGGCAACCGCCGCAACCTGACGTTCAGTGGGGACCTGCTCCGCAACTTCCAGGTGCGTACGGTAAGCGAGAACCGGGCCAAGGCCAACGTCACGACCCGTAAGGACCGAATCAAGGCGTGGGCCAACCAGAAGCGCGAAGAGTGGATGGCGTTCTCGCCGAAGAACAAAACGGCTGTCGTAGAGGCCGCCCGCAGGATGCTCGAAGCAATGAAACCGCGGTTGCTCGTTGAGCGGGCACTGGGAGGGAAGCAAAGGTGATCAACCCGGCCGAACTCGTCGATAGCCTTGTCGCCTTGCTGCGCGACATCCCGGAACTGGTTGCCGAGATGGTCGGCGACGAGCAGCGCATCTTCGCCTACCACGACCAGTACCCGAAGCGGGCGAGCCTCGCAGCCGCGATTCACGACATGCCCGCGCCGGGGATCATGGTGGCCTGGCAGGGGACGACGCCCGGCAGTTTCGGCAGCGTCGATGTCTGGAAACACCAGTTCACGCTCTACCTTCGGGCGCGGGAGACCTTCGACGGCGATCCACCCACGGCCTACCACCGGCTGTTTCGGTTGGTGACGAAGGGCGTGCCCGCCTCGCTGAACGTTCCAATGCTCAACGTGACGGTGCATCCCTCCTGCTACCCCATGGACCTGCCGCTCATCCAGCGTCAGACCGATGCCGAGGGCCTCGATTACTTCGAGGTGCCGCTCACGTTTACGGAGATGGGAGATGACTGAACAAGTGACGTTGGTCTCGCCTGACGGCGAGGTGCAACATGTCGAGGCGCGACCGGACGTTCTGGTGCCTTTGATGATTCGTGGCTATCGGCAGTTGTCCGAACGAGAGGAGGTAACGCCTGATGTCCGTGACGCGGATGCAGGAACTTCAGATCTGCTTCGGTAAGCAGAAGCAGGCAGACATCGGTACAGCCAACACCGGTGTGCAGATGTGGCAGTTGCGGAAGCTGAACGCCGCGCTCGCCAACCCGAAGCTCAATACCGAGAACGACGCCGAGGAGTTCGGCAAGGGCCACGAGTTTCCGACGCAGTCGTTCCAGACGTCCTGGGACGTCAACGGGACACTCGAAAAGTACCTCGGTGCGGAGATCGGCGCGTGGGCCATGGCGTATGGCCTGGGCAAGGTGGTGAAGTCCGGCACCAACCCGAACTTCACCTACACCTGCACGCCGCTCGTTCCGGCCAGCGGGGATGCGGCCGAACTGCCGTACTTCTCTTTCGTCGAGCAGATCCGCCCGGGTGCGGGCGTTGTGGCAGACCGCATGGCCGTGGGCTGTGTGGTGGAGGGGTGGACCATCTCGATCGGGAGCGGCCCTGGCCGGGCCAACTCGAAAATTACGGTCGAGTTCGTCGGTTCCGGCAAGGTCGCGGAGCCTTCAGGGATCACGCTGCCGGCAGCCACGCTGGAGAAACTGCTGCCTGCGGCGTCGCTCGCCCTCACGATAAACGGCGTCAACTACGTCTCGAACAAGAACATCGTCTCGCTCGAGTCGTCCTGGAAGAACAACGTCCGTTTGGACGGTGGCTTCTACCCCGGCTCCGGCTTCCAGACGCCCGGCGATGGTTCGAGCGGCGCCATCCGCGGCCGCCTGGAGTTCGGCAACCGCCAGGGCACGCTCCGGTTCGTCGCCCGCTTCGAGAACGGCTCGACGGAGCTGACGAAGCTCAAGAACCAGTCCGCCGGCACGGCAGTGATGTCGCTCACCTACGACGCCAACAACTCGCTGGAGATCACTTGGCAGAAGGTTTCGTTCGCGACTGCCGAACTGGGCGAGACGGACGGCATCGTCACGGTGTCGGTGGAGTGCCTGCCGATGTGGGATGTGACCAACGGCGTCGTCTCGGCGGTGGCCAAGTGCGGTGTTGACGGGATCTGCCAGTAAAGGAATGGAGCATGGAACAAACGATTGCTGTTTTCGATTCGACGCGCCCGATTGCGCTGCAGCTTCGAACTCCCACCGGGGTAAAGACCGTCCGTGTGCGCTTTCCCTCCGACGAGGAATGGACGGAGCGCCAGCGCCGCCGCAAGGTCGTCATCAAGCAGTTGGGTCGCGGCGTCTCCGAGACGATCATCGGTAACGCGGAGGACGCGGACGCGGCGCTTCTTGCCAGGATCCGCGACGGTGAGACCCCGGAAGTTGATCCCTTCGAGGCCAGCCGCATCATCGAGCAACTGAGCCAGGCGGAAGTGGACGATGTGGCCCAGACCGGGGATTCCTTCCGGGTTGCCATGCGCGTCCTGGGCGGCGTCGTCACACATCTGCTGAAGATGCCTTCGGCCAAGGATGTCTTCGAGTACCGCCGCGGATTCGCCCGGGTGCTCGACCTTCCGTACAACCGCCAGGAACTCACCATCAACCTGGCTGCCGCTGGCGCGCTCCACAAAAAGCTGATCACGGCGACGGAGGGGTACGCCGGCGAGACTCCCATCATCCACCAGGCGGTCGCCGTGAAGGCGGCCATTGACGCTCTCGACGCCGGATTCCAGGAGAGCGCGGGCCCAAACTGACGGACGGGGACTGGCCCGACAGGCCCTCCCTGCGATTCCTTGTCCACTGGTCTCTCCGGCGCGACGAGCTGTGCGATCCCGGTCTTTGTCCAGATGCGCCCGAAGACGGCGGGCGCTGTGGCCGCTGTCCCCTCGACAGGCTCGACGCTGCCCAGTATTCCGAGGCCGGGCTTCTGATTCGCCGGGCGCTGGATCTTCGGGCGGCACTGAAGCTGGGGGTCCGGATTGGTCTCGACGAAATCCGGGCGGATGAGTTTTGCGCCCTGATTGTCCTCGAAGAAGAGCGCGACATCCTGGATCGCGAGCAGATGAATCCCCATGGCCGACA